CCAAACGAGCAGTATCAAACACCTGAATATAAGATGGGAATTATTAGTGATATAAAAAAGAAATGGCCCCTTTACAGCCGAGACAGACAATTTCATGCTATTTTTGCAACCAGCAGTATTCCAGAAGCAGTAGAGTACTATCGTCTGATGGTAAAGGAAATGCCGGAACTAACGATTACGGCTATGTTCGATCCGTCAATTGATAACGATGGTGTTGTTTCTCTGGATAAGGAAGATGGCATTGTAGAAATGTTGGATGCCTATAACAGTAAGTTCTCTCAATCTTTTTCTATTGCTACATACGATAAATTTCGTAAAGATATTAGTTTGCGAATGTCACATAAAAAGCCCTATGAATGCTTAGGTAAAGATGATCAAATTGATATTTTGATTGTTGTAAATCAAATGTTAACTGGCTTTGATTCTAAGTGGGTGAATACATTATATCTGGATAAAGTTATGGAATACGAGAATCTTATCCAGGCATTTTCTAGAACCAACCGTCTTTATGATATGGCAGAGAAACCTTTCGGAATCATAAAATACTACCGACGTCCTAACACTATGGAGAAGAATATTGAAGCCGCGGTAAAAGCTTATTCAGGAGATGTTCCTACTGGACTTTTTGTAGACAAGCTCCCAAACAACCTCAGACATATGAATGCTCTATATTTGGGTATTGAGCAGCTCTTCAAAAATGCTGGGATTGAGAGCTATGAAAAGTTACCAGAGGATTCAGCTACAATAGCAAAATTTGCTAAAGATTTTAAATTGTTTGTAACACATTTGGAAGCTGCATTGATTCAGGGATTTGTATGGTCTAGAAAATTTTATCCAGACGAGAATCAGGTTGAGGATGCTATTGAAGTAGCACTTGATGAGATGACATATTTGACCCTCCTTGCCAGATACAAAGAACTTTCAAGAGGCGGTGGCGGAGCCCGAGGTGAAGATGTTCCATACGAGGTGGATATACATATAACTGAATATGATACTGGAAAAATTGACGCTAACTATATGAATTCCAATTTTGATAAGTATGTCACATTGATACAGGGCGATACCGATCCTGAAATTGTGGCTGCGGCATTAAAAGAACTACATAGATCTTTTTCCATGTTATCTCAAGAAGAACAACGCTACGCTGAACGATTTGTACATGCTGTAGAGAATGGAAAAGCAGATTTAGTTCCTGGAAAAACTTTCAGGCAGTATATTGCAGATTACATGAAGGCAGACGAATATGCCAGAATTAATCGTGTTGTTAGGCGACTTGGTTGTAGCTTTAATCTTCTTCGTGAACTCTTGGAGAGAAAAGTTAATAGTAGCACTCTTGATAATTATGGTAAATTTACAGAACTTAAAAATTCGGTAAATAAGATTAAAGCTAGAGAGTTTTTTAAGCTTGTTCTCCGAAACGAGTATGTTGAACTTAGATTAACATTATATAGTGAAGAGTATCTCCGTTTCTTCTTGTTAAGTGGAGGACAAGATCCATACCTAAAAGTGAGTGACGAAGAAATGCCTACGCAGCCAAAGGATAAAGGATCAGAATCGGATGCACCAAATGTTGGAGTTGTTCTTTCAGAAAATGATTATGTTGGAAAAAAGACAGTTTCAACGGTAAAAAGTAAAACGCTGACCAACTGGTACTCTGAAAGTGAAGCAGTAGCAAGTACAGTAAAAACTGATTGTTTTGCCTATGTGGAAAATAAGGTTTGTCTAGCATCTTCTCAATATATTCAACGAACTGACGATGGTCGCCTTGAATTAACAGAATATGCAAAAGCTCATGAGGAAGAATGTTTCCTTCAATTCATAGTGGATGAAAATGATGGGAAATTGCATTATGTGAAACTTCCTGCAGCAAAAGCTGATGTGACATTCAATTATTATGATGTGATAAGTGAGGAATTACTTACTCAATATGGACTGGTAAATGAAATGTCTAAAGAAATGCTGAAAGCTATTGGAGAATCAGAGTTTGGAGTTGCATTGACAAAGCTTATGGATAAACATATTTGCAATTTTTCGGGTAGATTGTTGAAAAGTGTAACCGGCTTGGATAACAGAACCATAAGTAATATGAAAAAAGGGGAAAACCTTACCAAGCTAAATGTTATTTCTGCTTGTCTCGGAATTCATATTCCATATAGGGTGAGTGACCGAATGCTGCAGTTAGCGGATCTAAGTTTAAATATGACTTCGCCTGGTAAAATAGGTGCGGATAATGAAACTTATGATATGTTGTTACATCTTAAATGGGCTACTGATTACGGGGACGTGTATGATGAACTTAAAGAACAAAGTTTAGACTATCTTATTCATCAGCCGCCATTTTAAGTCGATATTTTACTGATTAGACCGGATTGTATGTCTGGTCTAATTTTTTTTTGAATTTTTTTTGATGAAGTTAATTCATCGGATATTTATTTGTCGTTAGTTATAAAAGTGACATTTATTCTTAAATAAGGAACAGTGTATATGAAAATATATACGGTTCCTTATTTTTTTGCTTCAAAAACACTATTTGCAGGAAAGGGATCTTGCAAAACTAGTGAATTTTCAAAGTTAAGAAGTTAAGATTGTCCGTTATTAAGGCTTTTTGCTGTTGAAGTTTATTCATCGGGCAAAAAAAGTAAAAGTATTATTATTACCATAACAGGAGACAAACCTCCTGAAATAAATCTCAATGTCCAAGTGCGCATAAGGACGGCGGGATGCATAAAGAGTTCAGAACACAGTGATGAAGACTGTGTTTGGAATGAAGATGCACCCACCGTGATTTCGTGCGCCCATTTTTCGGACAAGCGAAGTCCGTGGACATCTTATCCACATGCTCTTTTTGTGTCCCACCGTCAATGCCTCGGACGGAAAGGACACAAAAATGAAAAACACAGTCAATCAGGAGTCAAAGCAGTTTTACCTTACCATCGATGGTCAAGAGGTAACAGTAACCGAGGAGGTGTACAGAGCCTACAAACGACCAATCTGGGCGGAGCACAAACGTAATGACCGGCAGAAACTATGTCAGGTTAGTGACGGCAAGGGTGGCCTGAAAAGATGCACCGAAGATTGCTCTACATGCAGTCGCACTAAGGAAGGCAGCTTCCTTTCACTAGATGGCCTCGAAGAAGCAGGATACAGTGTAGAGGACCGTGCACAGGATGTTGCGGAGATTGTTGCGGAAAAGATGCTTCTTGAAGAGCTTTTTAAGGTTCTGGAAGAGCTAGATCCCAACAGTCAACGTATCTGTGGACTGCTTATGGAGGGACATTCGAAGCGAGAAATTGCGCGAATCATGTCAATTCCACAGTCAAGCTTTGAGTATCAATTCAAAAAGCTGATGGCATCTTTAAAGAGTCGGTTAGAAAGCTTTATCTAAAACACAAAAGACAGGCGGTGCTGATGTAACAGTCAGTACCGCCTGTCTTTTTAATCCTTCTTATAAAACATGGTCTCATAGCCATCGGCTCTAAGTGCCAAACCTTTGATCCAAGGAGGTGTTCTTCCCATCTGCTCACAAACGGCTTCAAGGGAAAAACCCATGCTTGATTCAATAATTAGCTCGTCATGAACGTGACCGCAGATAAAGCAATGACGGAGTGTATACATGGCGTATGCCAGGATATCCCTGCTGATTGCCTGCACAATATTTTCTGTAAACTTCGGCCCATAACTTTCAATGCGTTCCCACTTTTTAGTGTTGCCGGTGCCTTCGTAGGTGACAGACTCACCCCCGAACTGATTCTGTTCGATCTTAGGCTTAACATAGGAAAGCCGTCTGCCGGAAGGAAGCTCAATAAAAAGCATACCCTTTTGGTAGTAGAACTTAATGCCGTGCGTTTTGGTATGGGTTCTGAATCGAACTGCCTCTTTAACAGTTCTGTCAACATCCCACCACAGCTTTGTTATCTTCGGGTTTGAAGCTCTCCAGGAATCAACCAGCGGCTGCAGTTCATCTTCAGTAAGGCCCATTTCCAACGCGCCCATAGCTTTAAGTGCTCCAGTGCTGCCGCCATAGCCAAGAGCCAATTCTGCGATTTTGCCTTTTTGCCTAAGGTGGCTATTTACACCATGCTTTTCAACCGGCACATGGAACATAGCAGAAGCCGAAGCGCAGTAGATATCATCATTGCTTTCAAATACATCTAATCGCCATTGCTCACCAGCTAAGAAGGACAGAACTCTTGCCTCTATAGCACTGAAGTCGCTCACAATAAATTTGTATCCTGACCTTGGAATAAAAGCGGTTCGGATAAGCTGAGAGAGCGTATCCGGTACATCCTCATAAAGAAGTTTCACTGCATCATAATCTCCGATCTTTACAAGGGAACGTGCATCTTCCAAATCAGGGATATGGTTCTGAGGAAGGTTCTGCAATTGTATATGCCTGCCTGCCCAGCGACCAGAACGGGAAGCGCCATAATATTGGAACATGCCGCGAGCCCTGCCATCTAAGCAGACGGTGTTCTGCATGGACTGATACTTTTTAACGCTACTTTTTGCAAGCTGCTGGCGAAGCAGTAGCACGTCACGTTGATCCTCTGGTGCAGTATTTATGAGAGTGGCGACATTCTTTTTGCCAAGCGACTCGGTTTCAACACCGTTATCAGAAAGCCATTGTTTTATTTGCACGACGCTGTTTGGGTTATCAAGGTTGGTAAGCTCCTTCATTGCAGCGGTGAGTTCTTCTTTGGATTTCTCATCAAAGATGATAGCATTTTTAACAACGCCCATATCAAGCAGGATACCTCTGTCATTAATCTCCTGATCCAGATGATATTCATCCCATACAAACTCAGGTGCCGTATAGCTTTCTAAGCGCTTTTTGACTGCTTGTTCCACTTCAACATCCCGGATATTGTATTTCTTAAATAAGGACCATTTGGCCATATCGTGTTCAGGAAGGTTACGAGTGCGGCCACCATTTACTTTGGTAGGCTTACATGGAACGCAGAAATATCTGATGAGGTCCTTGCCTTCTTTTAGTTTTTGCGCACCGAGCTTAAGCACTGCGCCAACACCTTCAAGTGAAAGCGGTAAGCCCATATAAGCTGACCATATCATACTGCAGCGCCAAGAAAATGGATCAAGGTAACCTCCAACAGTGTCCTCTGGGATGCTGTAGCTTCTAAACTTTTCTGGGTAGTGCTTACGGAGCCAATATGATAAACAGACACGCTCGAATGAAGCATTAAAGGCCCATTTTGTTATGGCATTATCGGTTAATGCATTTAATATCTCTTCTGGGATTTTCTCACCTAAGGCCAGGTCAATAACGTGTACCTCGCCGCCGTTAACAGCGTAGCCAAACAGTAGTATTTCAAATTTTGGAGATTCTGCATAGCGATAGACACCGCACTTGGAAAGGTCCACATCTGAGTAGGTTTCCAGGTCAAGGGAAAGTGATTTTATATCTTCCATAACATCGTCCTTTCAAAAGAATAAGGGCGGCAGCAGGAGTGCTACCGCCCAAGCGATTAAAACTTATCGAGTGGATCGTATTGTTTCTTCGCTTTTTCGCTTTTGTGCCTTTTGATGCTGCTGATCAAATCCTTGGCAACCATGACTACGAACCCGATTACAATCAGCTGATACATAACAATTGCTTCGATTATAAGAAAAGTTTTCATATGATTTACCTCATTTCTTTGATTGTCTCGGGTGGCAGCTTTTCCTACCACCCGGATTACATTTACCGATTAGGAAAGGAATTCATCATCTTCCTCAGTAGAAAAGTCATCTTCAGCGTTAGACTTGCCACCAAGATGCTCACCATCACGGAGCTTCTGAAGGTTATTAAGGGAACAAGCGATACCCTTATTTCCGTTGGTATTAAATGCGAAGAAGTTGACACTGGCACGTCCATAAACACCGGAATAAATCTCAGAACGCTCTATGATAGGCTGACGGTCGGCATCTACGATGCCAGGAGCAGAGCTGTTGTTGGCATTCACAAAATACGCATTGGCGTAAACGGGATCATCAGGACGTTCCACATCGCCATCACGAAGAGGAGTCTTAAGGGTTGCAAGAGGCGGCACAGTACGACCATTGCCTTTGAGCTTGCCTTCACCTTCGTGGTAGGCTGCTTCTATTGCAGATTTAATCTTCTCGATTGTCTTCGTGTCAGACTTGGGGATAATGAGAGATACGCTGTACTTAGGGGTGCCACCATTAATGGCTTTAGGCTCCCATGCATTCACATAGCTAAAGCGGGTATCAGGGCCAGTAACAACTTTTAACGGATTAACTGTCTTTGTCATGATTTTTTTCCTCCTTGATTTTCATTGAAATCTTCATATGCTGAGTTGAATTCAGGCCGCTTGTCATCAGCAGTAACAAGGACTGGTTTTCCAGGTGGCTTAAAGGTTAGGCCACCGAGAATATCTTCAAATGTCTTCTTGCCGAGAAGTGCTGTCATGGCGGTTATGCCGAGGAACTTCTTCTCATAGGGGTCTTTGCCGGCTGCAATAACGACATCAGCTACTGCAGTTTCGTCGGTGTACTTTCTATTGGAACGACCGGAAACTAATTTAAAGCCTTCAAATTTGGTGCCGCTCAGAGCTTCCTTCAGAGCATATTCCTTGACATCATTAGCCCAGGAAACCAGCTCATCGGCTTTTATCAGGATGGCTGCGATCTCATCATTATCAAGAGTGGCGGGTACCTCAAAGTCGTACTTTGCGAGCTCCAGGCTGTAATCGGCACGCTTTCTGCAGGTTGCTTTGGCCTTGCAGAACTGGCAGTGCTCGCCAGCTTTGAATTCGCCCTCGCCCTTGATAGCAAGAGTTGCTGTAGGAGCCAGGACTTCTTCAGCCCACTTGATGAGTTCGATCTTAGAGATGCTGTACTCGCTAATGTTTTCTCTACGGGGCTGATAGATGACCAGGTGGACATTGTCGATGTCGTAAATACCATCGAATAGGGCCAAACCGCCAAGTGCATAGCAGAACATTTGCGGATTTCTTTCTGCTGATACTTTGATTCCGAGCCCGTATTTGTAGTCAATTACGGTAAGGGTGCCGTCTGCGATAATCAGGCAGTCAACATAACCATAACCTTCTGGTACGTATCTTGAAAAATCGAGCTTCTGTTCAATAAGCACCTGAGGATCAGCGCAGGTTTCTTTTGCTTTTTCAACCTGTTCAAGTACAAAGGCTGCATAGTTTTCTGCGTGGTCGTTCATTTCTTCATCGTAGAAGCTTAGTGATTCAGTCGGGTCCTCTGTATTAAGGCCCAGCAACTTTTCAAGCTTGTACTGTGCGAGGGTGTGAGCATCGGTGCCTTCCTGCGCAAAGCTGCTGGAAGAATCTTCGAACTTCCTACTAAGCAGGGCCGATGGTGGACACGCGATCCACCGGTGTGACGACGATGCGGAAAGCAGTGCGTGTTTTACGCTCATTGAATTGCCTCCGCATCCGCAAGCAATGCGGCATACTGTGACGGGTCTACGCTGGAGAGCTTGTCTGCACCATGTTTTTTCAGCAGATCCTTAAGCGCGTCTGTATGACCGGCTCTGGACATTTCTGCAAACTTCTTCCGAACCTCTACAAACGAATACGCTGGTTTCGGTTCCTCTGTCGGTGGTGCGGGCGTTTCGTGCTCGTCTGATGTGCTAGAGAAAAGCTCTGTCAGCGAGTCCGCAATGTTCATGAGGGTTTGTCCGCAGTCCTTAAGTTCAGACAGAACCTGACTCAGTTCACTCATCTTGCTCATTTGGAGTACCTCCTTCCTTTTTTTCTTGTTCCTTTGCAGACAAGGCCTTGATTTTCTGGGCCAGTCTCTTGGATACAACGCTGATGGCTGTGAGAGTGTCAGCAAGTTCTTCATCAAGCTGATGGTCTTTCGAAGCCTCTGCAGGGGTCTGTGTCTGCATGTTGTTACCTCCCTTCCCGAGAGGCGATTTTCCCTCTCTAATAGTCCCAGGACAGTTTTGTGTGGTTTGAACGAATAATCTTTTGGATTTTTTCGGGCCACACATTTTTCATGTCCTTCACTAGTCCCAAGACACTTAGAACGGAAATGAACGAAAAAAAGACAGCAGATTTTTAGTCTGCTGTCGCTCATATAAGGAAGGAAAAATTAATCATTAAAAAGTTCGTTCAAAGTGGTGGTTTCTGTCCTGGGACTGGTAGAGGGACTTTTATGCCGCTCGAATCTTTAGAAGGAGGTTCGCTTATGAACGAACTAATGAGATGTAAATACGGTACCGGCGGAGTGGACAAGAAAAACAGCGAAGGCTATCCCGATCCTACCGTATACGAGGCGCTGACAAACATTAAAAAGGAAGACAAGGTCTTCAAACCACTTGTGTATATCTGTTCACCTTATGCGGGTGACGTAGAGAGAAACACAGAAAAAGCCAAGCTTTATAGCCGCTTCGCTGTTATTGAAAGAAACGCTATAGCCTTCGCGCCACACCTATTATTGCCTCTATATCTTTCAGATGATGATCCAGAGGAACGAGAGCTTGCGATGTTCATGGACCTGGTCTTCTTAGGTAAATGCGATGAGCTGTGGGTGTTTGGAGAGAATATTACAAGTGGCATGCAGCGCGAGATTGATAAAGCTAAGAAGCGCCGCATGAAGATACGCTATTTTACCGAGGGCATGGAGGAGGTAGAAACATGCAATTAACAATCTGCAGTGCAAACTGCACCGGCAATCAAAAGAACTGCCTCTATCCAAATAAACGTGTGGTTACCTCGGTGGATGAACTGAAAGAAGCTGTGAAGGAAGACCACGTTTGTGCGGAGTATGAGAACAACTACCGCAGTGCAGATAATTTCTTAAAGTCGGATGTTATCGTAATGGATTGCGATAATGATCACAGCGAAGATCCAGATGAGTGGATAACGACAGAGGCTCTGGATGATCTGATGCCGGATGTCTCGTATGCGATTGCACCCAGCCGCCACAACATGCTTACTAAGGACGGGAAAGCAGCAAGGCCCAAGTTCCATGTCTACTTCTCAATAGAAGAGAGAGCAGATGCTGAGGAATATGTATCTATTAAAAGAGCTATCCATGCGAAGTTCCCGTTCTTTGATGATAATGCGCTTGATGCAGCACGTTTTATCTACGGTGCTGAAGCCGGTGAAGTTATCTGGCATGAAGGTTGGCTCACGATTGATGAGCTACTTCCGAATGTTCCTGCGCCTATTAACATAAGTGGCAGCAATTCAATACCTGAAGGTCGCCGAAACAATACGCTGTCTCGATTTGCTGGTCGGGTTGTGAAAAGATACGGCAGCACCAGTAAAGCCCATGAGATATTCTTGGAAGAAGCAAAGAAATGCGACCCGCCCATGGATGATGAAGAACTAACTGCTATCTGGAATAGCGCCATCAAGTTTGCAAGGAAGGTGCAAGGTCAGGATGGGTACGTTCCTCCAGATGATTACAATTCCGACTTTGACTCATTGAGACCTTCCGACTTTTCTGATATTGGTCAGGCAAAAGTACTGACTCGTGAATATGGCAATGAACTCTGCTACACCGATGCTACAGATTACCTTCGTTTTAATGGTGAGTTCTGGATGGAATCAAAGCAGCAGTCAGTTGGTGCAATGGAAGAGTTCCTCGACTTACAGCTTCAGGATGCCATCGATGAGGTGGAAAGTGCTCTTAATGCATTAGTTGCTCTGGGTGAAAAGGAAGAAGATATCCTTGCTGGAGGTAAAAAGTATGAAGCTTCACTTTCTGGTGATCCATTAAAGGCATTAAAAAAATATCAATCGGCGGTAGCATATAGAACTTTTGTAATGAAGCGCAGGGATATGAAATATGTCATCTCAGCCCTACAGGCCGCAAAGCCAATGCTGGAAATCAAAGTGAGCGACTTGGATAAGGACGAGTTTCTTCTAAACACACCAGGTGTTACTTATGACCTTCGAAAAGGTATTGCTGGAGGTCGTGCTCCGGAGGCAGCGGATTATATTACAAAGCAAACGACCACTTCACCGGGAGATAAGGGTGAGCAGATTTGGTTAGATGCCCTGAATACATTCTTCTGCAACGATCAAAAGTTGATTGATTATGTTCAACAGATTGTTGGACTTGCTGCAATCGGAAAAGTCTACCTGGAAGCGATCATCATTGCCTATGGTGGAGGTCGCAATGGCAAGTCTACCTTCTGGAACAGCATCTCCAGAGTGCTCGGTTCCTACAGCGGTGCCATATCAGCGGACACGCTTACGGTTGGATGTCGGAGAAATGTAAAACCTGAAATGGCTGAGCTTAAAGGTAAACGTCTCATCATTGCATCGGAACTGGAAGAGGGCATGCGCCTAAACACTTCTATTGTGAAGCAACTCAGCTCTACTGACGAAATCGAGGCTGAGAAAAAGTATAAGGACCCGTTCAAGTTTGAGCCTTCTCATACACTGGTGCTTTATACGAATCATCTGCCAAGAGTCGGTGCCAATGATGATGGTACCTGGAGACGTCTTATTGTCATTCCGTTCAATGCCAGGATTGAAGGTAAAAGCGACATCAAAAACTTTGCCGATTACCTTGTTAAGAATGCAGGAGCATACATCATGAGCTGGATCATCGAAGGTGCAAAGAAAGCTATTGAGGTCAACTTCCACTTTATTGTTCCGGCATGTGTTCAGGACGCCATTAAAGAGTATCGAGAGAACAATGACTGGTTGGCTTCCTTCTTGGAGGACTGCTGTGAGGTTAATAGGACATATCAGCAGAAATCCGGCGAGTTTTATCAGGAATACCGAGCCTATTGCGGGCGCAACGGTGAGTACACAAGGAGCACAACAGATTTCTACACTGCTTTAGATGTTGCAGGCTTTGAACGCAGGAAAACTAAGAGAGGTGTTTTCGTTTATGGTGTGCGCTTAAAAGAGGAAGAGTTTCTAGTTTGAGTTGCGCCGACCTGCAAAAGTATAAAAGGTGCAGGTCCGTTAAGGTCATATAGTAAAAGTCCCTATAGAGAGATTTTTAGTAAAAAAATGCCTATAGGAGGTTTATGCAGTGACCTTCCCAGACTTGCACCATTGAATGATGGAGATATTGCAATGAGAGAAAAAGAGATAGAAAAGAAGCTAACTTTGGAAGCAAAAAAACGTGGCGGGCTGGCAGTCAAGCTTGTATCTCCAGGCTTTGATGGTATGCCGGATCGAATCGTTCTAATGCCTGAAGGAAAGATAGCTTTTGTTGAAGTCAAAGCCCCTGGCAAGCGCCCGCGCCCATTACAGATGGCAAGGTACAAGCTGCTTAAAGGGTTGGGATTTTCAATTTTTATACTGGACGACGAGAGTCAGATTGGAGGGATTTTAGATGCAGTACAATCCTCATGATTATCAAAGGTATGCGATAAGCTATATCGAATCTCATACGGTGTCAGCAGTGCTGCTCGATATGGGTTTAGGAAAAACAAGTATCGCGCTTACTGCAATCAATGATCTACTGTTTGATTACTTCGACGCCCATAAGGTGTTAGTGGTAGCACCGCTTCGAGTGGCAAGAGATACCTGGCCTGCTGAAATTAAAAAATGGGATCATCTATCCGACCTGAATGTTTCTGTTGCCGTAGGAAGTACAGCTGAACGGGTTAGGGCGCTAAAGGCTGCAGCTGATATCTATGTAATCAACCGTGAGAATCTTTGCTGGCTCATTGATGAGAGCGGGCTTCCGTTTGATTTCGATACGGTCATTATCGATGAGCTTTCTTCCTTTAAAAATCATCAGGCTAAGCGCTTTAAGTCACTGATGAAGTTGCGTCCAAAAATAAAGCGCATGATTGGAATGACAGGAACACCAAGCAGCAATGGATTAATGGATTTGTGGGCCGAGTTCAAATTGCTGGACATGGGTGTTAGGCTTGGAAGGTTTATAACTGCATTTCGCAGTAACTACTTTATGCCGGATAAGAGAAATGGTCAGATCATCTACAGTTACAAGCCACTTCCCGGAGCTGAGACCTGCATCTACAAGAAAATTTCTGACATAACAATTTCAATGAATTCATCGGATTATCTTAAGATGCCTGAACTGATCAGCAGTGAATACACCGTAATGCTTTCTGAAAAAGAGACACAATGTTATGACGAATTGGCAAGAGACCTTGTACTAGAGCTCCCTGATGGTGAGGTTACAGCTGCTAATGCTGCGGCACTTTCCAATAAACTCTGCCAGATGGCCAACGGTGCCATTTATAACGACAATGGTAAAACGCAGGTCATCCATAATCGGAAGTTGGGCGCCTTGGAGGATATTATTGAGGCAGCTGCCGGAAAGCCGATACTTGTGGCCTATTGGTATAAGCACGACTACGAAAGAATCGTAGAAAAGCTTCAGAGCATAAAGGTCTCATTTTCCAAGCTGGATACCGCTGAAAGTATTCGAAGGTGGAATAGCAAGGAAATATCAGTTGGGTTAATTCATCCGGCATCTACTGGACATGGTTTAAATCTTCAGGCTGGTGGTTCCTGTATAGTCTGGTTCGGCCTTACCTGGTCACTAGAGTTATATCAACAGACAAATGCCAGGCTTTGGCGACAAGGCCAAACAGCTGAAACGGTTGTGGTGCAGCACATCGCTACAAAAGGCACTATTGATGAGCGTGTTTTAAGGGCTCTGTCCTTAAAGGATAAAAGCCAGTCAGCGCTTATCGATGCTGTCAAAGCTGATCTGCAAATGAGAGTCAATTAAAGACAATCCGTGCCAATCCGAGAGAAACTTAATTATTCGGAGGTACGACTATGAAGAACACAATTTCCCCTTATGAAAACCTGGCAAATGCTATCATCCTGCGAGCGGTAGCCGATTACCGAGATGCGCTTGGTATTCTGAAGTACAGCTCAAACGACGAGGATGCAACCATCAGCAAGAATGATATTGAGCGTTTTTTTCGTTCCGGATGGTTCGAGCTGCTAGCGAATGTTGATCCTGAAATGCTGATCAGCAGCTTTGTTAAGGAGGTGGCGTGACATGACCGCACGAGAATATCTGTGCCAGGCATATCGCCTAGACCAGCGTATCAACAGCAAGCTGGACCAGGTCGCTTCTCTAAGTGACCTCGCCACTAAAGCGACGTCCACTCTTACAGGGATGCCCTGCAATCCGAACCGTGCCACTTCCACCATGGCAGATGCCGTGTCGAAGATCGTCGACTTGCAGGCTGAAATCAACCACGACATTGACTGCCTAATTGACATGAAGCGAGACATGGTTATGCTGGTGAAAGCTGTTAGCAACACCGAGTTCCAAACCCTTTTAGAAAAGCGGTACCTATGCTATATGAGTTGGGAGCAGATTGCTGTTGATATGAACTACAGCATCCATCACCTATATAAAATCCACATTCTGGCGTTGGGTTCTTTCGATGAAATTCTCAATCTGCATACCTGATGATATCGCATATTATCCTTCTCCTGCTGAAAATGACGAACAAAACTGTGCAATGCATTTTTGAAATATTATAGGAATAAGAGCTGAAAACTTTTGCTACGATCTGTTTACTTTTTTGATATTTAGAGTATAATATAAACAGGAGGAGGTGGAAAAATGTTTAGTAAAAATCTAAAGTACTATCGATTAAAAAACTCTCTATCAAAGAAAGAGTTCGCAGAGCGAATTAATGTCACTCCGATGGCGATTACTAACTATGAAAACGGAGATCGCCAGCCAAGCATGGACTTATTAAAGTTAATGGCAAAGGAACTCGGAGTAAGAGTGTCAGATTTTCTTTCCATACGCAACGAAAATCTGGTTTTTTGTCATGGAGAGTTCAGAAAAAACTCTACTCTACCCGTTAAACAGCAAGAGTATATTCACGAATCCGTTGAAGAGTATTTCAATCGTTTTATGACGATCGTTGA